GCCCATCTGTCTTGCGGTTTCATGGACGTTATGCCAATATACACCTTGCCACTTGGAGTAGTATGCTTGTAAACACTGTATCGTCTTTCCTCTAAGTGCAAGCAATTACCCACTGTACCTGTCCCCCGTGCCCTCGTCAATGTACGTCCACTTGCTCACATCGTCGATGTTGCTCATGGTGTACCCGCCCTCGCAGCGGAGGACGCAGCTTCTCTCGTCCAGCAGGACGTAAACCTTTGATTTTTGGATTTCCATAGTACACATCCTTATAGGTCAGCGGACACATCTACATATCCGCTCCCCTTCTGCTCTATTACATATACACCGGCTGGCACGTTGCTTGCCAAAATACCGTTGCACTTGAGACAAGTCGGATTATATTGGTCAGCGCTAATTGATGTTACAGCTACTCCATTGACGACCAATCCCGATGCTACAATTGATGGCCTCGTGCGCATAGGCACAGGTAGCCAAAAACACAAATCTGTGTTATTGCTCTCATCACACTTAGCGATGCCGACAACGCTCCACGCACTATCGCCAGATAGCCTCACAAAGTACCGCTGGCACTCCACCAGCTGATCGCCGAACTTCGGTATCTCGTTCAGCATCCACTGTCCGTTCTCCTGATGGGCCAGCGTCTGCTGAGAGCCAAGCTCCAGCTTGACGGCTTTAACAGTCTTTTGACTTTCACCTATATGCCTAGAAACCAAGAAGCCATCATTTGGGGTGTACACATAAAACCCATTCTTGCCAAGTGTGGATTGCGATTTATTTAAAACCCATGAAAATGTCTGCAACACATTGTCTGTCCATAGAGAGGAAATCGTAATTATTTTGCCGTCAAGTTCGCTTAACAGGCTGTCCTCAACTTTCTGCGCTAAAAAGGATGTTCCTCCCACCATAGTTAAGCCAGAATCAGTAACCAAAACGGATGTATTACCGCTTGAATTTTTCCATCTGTCCACCGTATATCCCATGCCGGGGTAGCTCGTCTGTCCTCTCTGATTCACCGGATTCCCGAAGTACCAGTTGTCCAGCAAGCCGGGGTTGCAGGGGAACGCCTTGGTGGTGATGATCCTGCCGGTGATGGAGATGTTATCTCCCGCTTCGTAGGGTGCGGGGGCGTTGATATTGTCACGTGCCTGCTGCTTCTGCGCGTCGGTCAGGGATTGAGGGGTGTTGTAACCCACCGCGCCCACACTGCTTGCCGACAGGGTAATGTTGCCGTCGTTGTCCGGCGTCACGCCGTTCACGTTGGCCGGGTAGCCTCTCGGCCCTTGCGGGCCCTCCGGGCCTTGAATACCCTGCTCACCCTGCGGGCCTTGAATACCCTGCTCACCCTGCGGGCCTGGCTCACCGGGATCGCCCTTCGGGCCTTGGATGCCCGGTTCGCCGGTGTCGCCCTTCGGGCCTTGCGGGCCGGTATCACCCTTTTCACCCTGTGGGCCTGGCTCACCGGGATCGCCCTTCGGGCCTTGGATACCCCGGATGCCTTGCACGCCCTGCTCACCCTGCGGGCCTTGCGGGCCTGCCTCACCCTGTGCACCAGCCGGGCCTTGCGGGCCTTGCGGGCCTGTGTCGCCGGTATCACCCTTCGGGCCTTGCGGGCCTGTCTCCCCGGGATCACCCTTCGGGCCTTGGATACCCCGGATGCCCTGCACGCCCTGCTCACCCTGCGGGCCTTGCGGGCCTGTCTCACCCTGTGCACCAGCCGGGCCTTGCGGGCCTTGCGGGCCGCGCAGCGGGCCGACAGATACCCAGTCCTCCGTCTGCTCCGACCAAATGTAGCAGTTCCCGTCCTCACGGACATAGTACATATTGGCGTCGCCCGCCGGAATGGCGTTTTTCAGCGCCGCCAGCGTGTCGTAGGTGTCCTCGATGTGCAGGCTCGTCCCGTCCTTGCCGTTTGCGCCGGCAGGGCCTTGCGGGCCTTGCGGGCCTTGCGGGCCTGTCTCACCTTTGATGCCCTGCACACCCCGGATGCCCTGTTCTCCCTGCGGGCCGACCGGGCCTTGCGGGCCGGTGTCACCCTTCGGGCCCTGCGGGCCGGTGTCGCCCTTTTCACCGGCTGCACCGGCAGGGCCTTGCGGGCCTTGCGGGCCTTGCGGGCCTGTCTCACCTTTGATGCCCTGCACACCCTGAATGCCCTGTTCTCCCTGCGGGCCGACCGGGCCTTGCGGGCCGGTGTCGCCCTTGTCGCCCTTGTCGCCCTTGTCGCCCTTTTCACCGGCTGCACCGGCAGGGCCGCGAACGCCCTGAATGCCCTGCGGGCCTGTCTCGCCCTTCGGGCCGGTCGGGCCTTGCGCTCCCTGGATGCCCTGGATGCCCTGAATGCCCTGCGGCCCGCGGATGCTCCGGGGTGACGGCACGCTTACAGGCGGTTCTTGGACGCTCCAGGACATAACGCCCTCGTCGCTCACGCTGGGCACGAGCACCTGGCCTCGGTCGCCCTTGTCGCCCTTTGCACCCTGGATGCCCTGCACGCCCTGCGCGCCCTGCGGGCCGGTGTCGCCCTTGATGCCCTGCACGATGGTGTAAACGCCGTCGTCCGTAACCTCGCTGTTAGCGAACTTCATCCGACTGCGCTGGGGCAGCTGCACCCCGTTCTTGTCGTAGATCAGGTGTCCAGACGAGCCGGTGGCCTGCCACGTGCTGCCGTCCGCGCTTACCTCCAGCACCTTATCGCCGTTCAGGCGGATGTACTTAAAGCCGCCCGTGTTCTCCGGCAGCAGCACCGCCTGCTCCACCCCTGCCGCCTCCAGCTGCTTCAAAAGCACGTCGTTCAGGTAGCTCTTGATGCTCTCGCCCGCCTCGTCAAACTTGGCCTTCAGCTCATCCGCCGTCAGGCCGCCCACGTCGTTGGGTTCATCGTCCAGCTTGGCGATGATCTGCATATCCTTAGTGAGTTTTTGCAGCGCCATATCTTCACGCCTCCATTCTCGGCACTTCGCCGCTTTCGTTTATTTTCCGTTGCAGTGCGCCGTACCCCGCGCCGCCGCGCACCGGCAGCGTCGCCTCATCGGTTACGGCTGCCTCCCGCTGTACCTTGTCCGCGCCGCCGCCAAGCGCCACAGTGCCGCGCTCCGCTGCTTGGGTGATGGCGATCAGCTGTTCCCTGTCTGTAATCTGTCCGTTGGGAAGTCGCCGCAGGTATTCACTGGTGGGTATCTTCCCCTGCATCAGCAGGTTGTCCAGCGTCTGCATATTGGCGATCTCGCTCCAATAGGAGCTTGCTCCGGCATCCAGGTCGATGCTGCACGGTACATCCCGCAGCACGCCGAAGTCAAATTCCATATACAGCTTCTCGCCGGTTCTGCTGTCCTCCACCTCTACCTGCCGTATGCCGTAGTACTCCGCCATGAACTCCATGTATATCTCGCCCATCTGCTCCACGCTTTGCAGCAGGTTCTGTTTCGTCAGCTCCATGGGCGTGGCGGCGGCCCGCTGCAAGGCGATAATGGCGCTGGTGTTGTCAGGCCGCGTGTCGCCCAGCGCAACGTCCGTAGCCCCAAGGAATTTCTGCGTGTAGCTGATAGCCAGCTCAATAAACTGGCTTATCTGCGGGCTGATCTGCGCCGGGTCTACGATCTTTGCAGCGCCGTCCACGTTGCCGCTCACGCCGATAGCCGCGCCCACCTTGCTGCTCCACCCTGCGATCCGCGTCTTGTCGTACATCACCTTGGGATAAGCCAGCGTCATCAGGGAGATCATGCTCATGGCAAACAGCTTGTTCACAAAGATTTGGTTCGGGATAAGCCCCGTGATCATGGCCTGTCCGTGGTAGCAGTCCTGCACATAGTCCCACGGCATCCACACCAGCGGATAGAGCTTTATGCCCATATCCCATTCGCTCCGCAGCTCCGCCGCCTGGGTACATTCGTAGGCGTGGATCGTGCCTGTTTCCTCGCTGCGCCACAGCCGCAGCATCACCGTCACCTTGTTCCCGCCCAGCTGGTCCATCTCAATGTTGCCGTTTTCCTTTTCATCCGGCGTGATAGCGTCCACGTTGTCCTCACTTGCGCCCATGCGCCTGGCGTAGCGCACCGCCTCGCTTACCAGCATCCGCCGCAGGATGATAATGTACGGCTGGCTTTGCACATCCCGGCTGTTGGGGTTTCCGAACATGATCTGCGTGTTCTGCAGCACCTCCGTCCGTATGCCGCCCTTGCTCATCTGCCCGGTCTCCATGGTGTCGTCCCACCAGGAGTACATACAGCCGTCGCCGTCCACCGCCGCGTTGCGGCAGTATTCCCGGATACATCCGCCCAGTTTGTTCTTTTCAAAGATCGCCGCAAACTGGGCATTCAGAATGTCGCTGTACGTCTCCAGCATCCACACCGGCGTGTCGCTGTCGCCGGTCAGCGGCTTGGCGTGCAGCTTCAGATTGTCCGTGCTGATGTTGGCCACGCTGAACAGCACAACGCGCTTCAGGAAGTTGAACACAGGCGTAGGCAGTCCGTTACTCTGCACGCCCTCCCACTGTTTGCCGATGAAAAAGTTTTCATTTACCTGTACCGTGTCATACAGGTCAATGCCCTCGCAGAACTGCAAGCCTGCGTTATACTCCGCAAATACGCTCTGCGGCGTCAATTCAATATTCATTTCTCTTACCTCACTTCACGCTGCCTGCATACCGCATCTGAATGTCTGTCTCGATCACCGTTGCCGTCGCGCTAGCGGACTGGCTCTTAAAGATTAGGCGATAGAACGTCGCCTTTTTCACCTTCATCTTCACACGCTTCACCTTCGGCTTTCTGTTGGTTGCAAAGGAAAAGTGTGCAAAGTTTGTGTGTGTAAATGTAGCCAGGCTGTACGCCACCACCTTTTCCGGGTAGTCGCTTCGCCTATCGCTCTCCACCGTCACCGTAATGCGGGCGTTGCTCTCCGGCTGCATCGCCACGAAAATAGCCGGGCTGTATTTCAAAAGCCAATCCTTGTTAAAGTCCATCGCGCCGGTCGCGGCCCGGCAGTCAATAGGTTCTCCGTCATCGTTTCGGTATTCCCGGCTAAAATGCACCACCGCGCCCTTTGCGCCGAACCCGTACTTCTCTGCCTCCACCTCCACGATCTGCTCAAACGGAAGATCCTCGTATGCGTACCACGTGTTGTTAGCGTAATTCAGAACCAGCGCCTTTTGTCCGCCCATAAACCAGTACTCATGTTCCCGCTTCAGGTTGAACGTTTTGATCTCTTTCAGTTCAAACCCTTTCAGCGTCTTGGCCACCCGGTCGCTCACACGCTTTGCATTGCTCTCGCTGCTGCTTACGTACTTGCTCCCCTCGCTGATCCACTGGTATACGCTGCCCGCGTCCAGCGTCAAGGGGCTGTTTTCCAGCAATCGCGCCTGTCCCGGCGCTTCGTTGCCGAACTGCCGGTTCACCGGCTGCACGTAAAAGGTCGCAGCGGTCGTGCCGTCATCCAGTGCCGTCGTGCCGTAGATCACCGCCCACGCGCTGTCAGGCTTAAAAGCCATCATCCTGGCGTACTGTCGCACCAGTGCCGTGATCGGCGTGTTCTTTTCGCCTACCCGCAGCTCGTACAGGTCGGGAAAATAATCCGCGCTGGCCTCGCCGGTGTCGTACCGTATGCCGGAATATATGGCTCGGTTGCTTCCGTCGCCATACAGGAAAACGCGGGTGTCTGTGCTGCCGTTGTAGAGTTCTGAAAACCGCATGGCTTTCACCTCTCCCGCCGCGCCGCTGCCCTTTGTATAAGCCGCCTCAATGGTGTTTGTGCCCTTTTCCGGGGCAGAGGAGAATGTGATCGTGCCTTTCTCCGTGTCCGCTGTCCACCCGGTCGTCACTGCCGCGCCGTTCACCTTCACGCTGTCCACGCTTACGATGCTCTTTTCCGGCAGCTGGAACGTGACCGCTGTTCCGTCCGGGCTGAACTGCACCCGCCGCTTGCCGGTCAGGCGGTTCACGCCCTCCAGCAGCGTACCCGCTCCTGCCGGTGTGGTGCTGATCTGCACCAGTGGAATGTATGCGTCCACGTCCGCAAAGCCCGTCGCCGCGCCGCCGTCCCAGCTCTTGTAGTCCGCTCCGTTCAGCAGGTACACTTTCCCGCCAAAAGCGAAAAACGTAGTGTCTGCCGCTGTCGCTGTGCCCAGGTCGCGTTTGGTAAGGTTCGCCACGTCCACGTCGTATACGTGCCCGCCGTAAGCTGCCAGCAGGTGTGCCTTTCCGGCCACAGTGCCGCGCCACACGCCGTGCAGCGTCGCGCCTTCCGGCTCGTTCTCCGCTGCCAGCGTCATTACCGTTTTGCAGCCCGGTCGTATTTGCAGGTGGTTGTCCGCCGTAATGCGGAAATTCCGCATTTCCGCCATCTCTCCGGCCTTTAGCGTTGTGTCCCCGTCCAGGTTCTCGTTCAGTCCCAAAAAGTCGTGTATTTTCAGTATACTGTTCCCGTTGGCGTTTCCGATGCTTGCCACCGCTTACCCTCCTCCGTATGTCAAATAGCTGCCGGTCATCTCGCCGCCGGTCATCTCCTCGTCGTAGTCTGTTTCCGTTTCGTAGGCATCCCGCTCCAACACAGGGGCCGCCACTTGCGCCGCCAGCGTTCGTGTAGCGCAGAAATAGCGGAGCGCGTCACAGTTTTTCAGAATTATTCCGCCGTGAATCAAGTAGTTATGGAACTCCTCCACGGTCATGTTGTATACAGGCTCTATGCCCGCTGGTTTAATACTTTTTATTCGCATATATCTCACCGCACTATTGACTGTTTGCGCTACGATATGTTATAGTAACAATATCGAAAGGTGGTGCTTTATGGAAATTAAGGAAGAAACTAGGCCCGTCCGATACGTTGAATA